CCACTCTTATCGAGTTCGGGTTTCCACATAGTGTCGTCTGAGTAGGATTTTTTTTCTCCGCCTGTTGGGGAAGCTGATTCCATTGCAGCTCTTAGTTTATCTAAACTACTTGACATTGTATTCTCCTATTTTATTACAATTGTATCGCATTTTATCGCATATTATCAAGATACTTCAGATGGGTGTCCCACCCCAAGTATCCACTTTTCACTATTTTCATAGTTAAGTTCATTATACTCTACTTTCACAAAACCTTCAAGAGGCTTTTTCCAATAGACATTAATGTTTTCATACTCCTTTAATAGAGCAAGAAACTGTTGTTGTTGAGTATGGAAGACTCTATCGTCTTCTGAATAATCAACCTTGTATTTATACAAGCCAGACTCAGCAAATATATTACTGGGGTCATTATGTTCAAGTGCATCGAATCCTATTAGACATATGTCTTTGTAACCGTTTTCGATTGCATATCCTAATGCACTCATTCCACCAAATAGATTCTTAAGCTTAGGATTATTATACATAACTATGTTATTCCCATAGTCCCCGCTAATACCTATAAAGAAACATTCCTTTCCGTCGTAACTTCCTTGGACTGAAAACTCCGTATCTCCGTCCTTCCTAATCTCATAGAAGTTATCATATTCACCAATACCCATCTTCATCATATCCCACATTTCAATCGGGACGGTCTCGAACTCGGCAAATGCAACTTTGTTTGTTTTATAGTATTCTTCGTCTACAATTTCTGCTTGAACTTCTATATCAATTGCAAATAGTAAGTCGGGTTTAACAATATTATTTGATACTGCATTAAAACCCCACCACTCTTTATCTTTGAATTCTTCCCAGTCTACATTCTTCTGACTAGGGCCATTCCCTATTAAGTAGAGCATATTTCTAGAAGCTTCTTTTTGTATTTCTGTTGGTCATATGATATGAATGACTTGTACTTGTTAATTCTAATGTGTAAGTCGGGATACACTACCTTCTCTGAGATAAGTGCTTCCCAATCTTTAGTGAAACCAATTATTTCATCCATGATGCAAATGGTTTCTAAACTTACATCCTTACTCATGTAAGCTTTAAGTAATCTAGGGTGTTGACCGTCGACTACTTTAAGTTGTGTCTGAATCTTGAACTTTCGTATCAAGTCATTCACTTCTGTTTCAAACATATAACCTAATTTCTGATTACGTTTCTTCCATTCACGATATCTCTTATCACATTCTTTATCTAGAAGGTCACCCGCCCAGAAATCTTTATATGATAGATTTGCAATATAGAAATCTTGTAATTCTTGTTTATATGTTCGGTACAGTTTACCAAAATGGTATTTATCTTTACGTTTAAGAAATGACTTGATGTCTGACTTCACTTTTCCGTTATACTTAACGAAGTCATAATCCTTGGAATGAAAATGTAACTTTATCCCAAGGTATAACGTGTATGCATCATAGCCTTCTCTAGAAGTCATCAAGTAATAATCTTTTTCTCTGCTGGGACTTCAACTCTTGGAGCTTCTTTTTGTCCTGTTGCAATAAGATATGCATTTTGAACACCTTCGTTAGATTCGGTTGCAAAAACATAATTATTAAATGTAATGACTGCTGGATTTTCGTCTCCAGTTACAGCCACACCTCTAGCAAAACCCATTCCACCTTCGGGATTGGATACTATCATTTTTGGTTGAGTTAATGTAATGGTTGTATCTAACTGACTGTCAAATGTTCCAACATACTCTCCACTGATTGCCACTACTGTGACGATATCACCTTTTTTCATAATTACCTACTTGTTAAAGAAACCTGTAATGGTTCCTTGTGCTGATGAACCCCTGTTTATCATTTTCAAACCAGTTGCTTCCGCTTCTAGCTTTTCTTTGAGAGGTTGGGATATTAACCTCTTTGCTGATTCGGGTTCTACTTTGTTATCATCACAAACTTTTATGATTGCTCCCATAACATCCGTTTTACCACCTATCAATAGTTTTTCAACTTGTTCTGTAAATTCTTTTTTACTAATCACATTTATACTCCATGTAAGTTTGAATACTGTTCTCTCAATTTATACAACTCGTCAACATATTCGCATGGGTCTGCAGAAAATAATTGAAAGTTACCATTTTCAAGACTTACTATTGCAGTAATTTCTTCAATGGGTGTTCCTGTTAGTTCTTCTACCATGATTGCATATGCAGTCATCTGTAAGAACCAAGGTTTAGCCATATAATCTTCTTTGAATGAAGAAGATGTCTTAAAATCTATAATAGATAATGCATCTTCAAATATTCCAATGCAATCTACTCGTCCAGCCATTTGCAACTTGTTACTTAACATAGGTGCTTCTAAACATATCGGTACTATTTCATCTAGTACTGGTTGGACTCCTCTGAATCTATTCTCTTCTATAAGGTCTTGGAATACTACTTCCTTTTCTTGCCTTAGATAGTCTTCTACGACTTGGTGGAATGATGTACCACGTTTGGCTGCACCAGTTGAAATACGATTGGCCTCTTCTTCACCAACTCGTTCTCTCCACAATTTGATATGTTCTCTATTGAGTAAACCGACAACCGTTGTTACACTTGGATAGTGAAATGATTCTTCTCCATCTGTGTAAAATCTTTTACCATTCTTCTGAACAGTTTTTAAATCTAAATGTTCTAGTTCCCACAGTTCTAATAATTTACTCATAAGTCTATTCTACTTCTTTCTTGATTGAATGTCTAGATGCTTTTTAACTATTTCTTTAGTCTTAACTTCTTTGGTTCCACGTTGTCTATGTCTGTCCATAGGTGAGCCTGGGTTTGCAGAAGAAATTTTATTGAGGACTTCTTTGAATCCATCATCTGTTTTTACTCTATCTCCATGTCCACCTACGGTCATGGGAGCGTCAAGTATTACTTGTTTTAGATGTGGGTTGTTTTCTTTGAATTGGTCAAGTTTTGTATAAGACATATTATGCTCTTCTACTTCACCAGTTTCATTATTTAAAAAATCATATAGAGGCATTCATAAACTCGGGTGTTGGTCTTGCAGTCCATACTGCAAAATCTTTTTTGTATTTGTTATAGTATTTATGGTAACCATCTATACTCGATTTCATTTTGACATCGTCTGGCATACACTGAGGTGGTTCTCTCCATGCACAGAGGTCAATATTGTTCGGTAACTGGTTTAGTAAATCTAGTAGTTTTGTCTCTGTTAAATGGGCCCTGGCATAACGATAGGTGTATTCCTTACATAACGCTGCAAATAGGTCATATACGAATTGATAGTGTACTGCATTCTCTCTAGTCCATATTGCAGACGGATGATTGACGTGTGAAGCCTTGTATAAATTGTCCATATCACCTTCAAGTCTCCATCTTTGAATTCTACGTCCACTTGAATCGTCAATATAATGTTTACCATCTAACATTCTATGTGCAGTTGATAAAAGCTGAGCATATTCTATAATCATTTTGACCACATGTTTGTCACAATGCAATTCTGCAGCGACTTCGGGTTCTTCATGTAAATAGAATATGTTCATTGTTTAATCTCCCTTAACCAATCTCTGTAAGGGACTGGATTGTCTGTTGTTGTTAAATACTTTTTGTATTCCTCTTTATTTTCTTTTGATTTTGTCATGGTATCAACCCAACCAGTGGATGAGTCTTGCCATCTTTTAGAATTCTCTGTCATTTATAAAATAAATGATTATTAATAACTACAGTCTCATTCAATGAGTCTGCCCAATAAGGATTTACACTGTCACTATGGTAATGTGTGGCACCTTCAGTGATATCTTTGTACTCACCCCATGCAACTGCCTGTGCAACCTCGAGTGAAGCCAACCAAGTTGCACTATCTACAGGTTCGTCTGACTTACCATCACAAAACCATGAAAATTGACACATATTTCTAACTGGTACTGGATTACCTTGCCAGTTTGTTTTCCATTTGGACTGATAAATCACTCCACAAATATTATCGGGGTAATCTCGGTTTGCAACGCGATTCATCACGACTTGTGCAACCGCTATTTTACCTGCCAGAGGCTGATTTCCAGCTTCGAAGTAAATATTTTTTGCCATACAGACATTTTCACCATTTGGGTCGGATGCAAAAGCCTTCTGAACGAAAATAACACCAATAAGGGTCAAAGTCATCAACCCCATGTGCATAGGAATGAACCATTTAGATTCTGAATTTGGTATTTTCATGATTTATACTCCACCCAAGCCTTAAAAATTGTATTTGCTTGGTCTCTGTTAAAACCAAAGTTTTCTCTTAACCATCTTGGAGCTCCAAACATGTTAATTTCACCACTTTCTTGTAATAAGTCTAATTCGGGAAACCACTCAGCTGGTTCAAAAGGCAAATCTGCCCTACTTAACTGATTTTGGTTTAAATGATAATTACTCATAATTGTTCTATCTCCTTCAGAGTGCTTTTTACGTCTGCATCTGATAAATAACCTATAACATCATTTGTTATATGTGTATTATAACACAATTCTCCTTCTTTGAGAACTGCCATTTCCCATAAACCGTCTTTACCGCCATATGAGTAGTCGTGTTTAACTACACTTGCACCATAACCGTTAGGAAATTCGTGTACAACCTGTACACCATTGGCATATTCTTTAGTTTCTATAATCATCGTCATCATCCATAAGCATTTTGGCAACGGCTAAGCACATTACACACATAAACCCTACCACTACTGTTAAACCTATATCCATTAGTAACCGCTCGTTGTATGAGCATACTCATCTTCACAAGCTTCTTCACCACAGACACATATGTTCTCATCTAAATCCAATTCACCTTGAAAAGGATTCATATCTTGAGCATTAGTTGTTCCATAAGTTGCAAGATTGTAAACATCATCTGCTGATAGTTTACCATCGGTACATGATGCAATTAGTTTTGCACTTTCGTAATCAAGCTGCATAATTTCTTTCTCCGTTCCAGTTCTCACCGTTTCTATTATAGTTGTCAACAATCATGTCAACAACATCACCTGCCCAAAAGGACGTACCACCAATATTCCACTGACACTCTTCAGTAGGAATGTATCCATACTTCCAAGCATAAATGGTAACAGTCTCATACTCCCAATCATCGTAATCAATCTCATCGACATTGTTTGCATCATACCACTTGGCATCAATAACCCACTCACATGACACTTTGTCATCGGGGTTAGCACTAGTAAATGTTGGGGGCCCCAACACTTCACACAACCTTGAATAGGTTGTAGTTTTATATCCCTTAAGGGATGTCCCGCCCGAACACATATCGGGGGAAAGGACTTCATAATCTTTAATTATCATATTGCATTTACCTCACTAATTAATTCTGTTACATCACCCACCCATGTAGGATTGTCGATTTCATCAGAACGAAAATCTCCTTCTTGCACTTCAATCGAAGTGATGTAATCGAATGACCCTCTCAGGCCATTGTACCTGTTGACATGTTTCATGACCAATGCAGCTGCACTAGCCTCAGTCAAACTAGGTGAATGGTAGTAAGAGTGTTCACCCTCACCATATGCGTTCTCCTCATACACGAGGGTCTCCACATCGAAACCGATGACATAATCCGACCCACCTTTGAACTTATGGAAGTTATCTCCATACTCTTCAAGATTTTGGGTGGTGATTACATATTGGTTTCTCATAATTTTTTCCTATTAATTTATTACTCTACTAGTATATCAAAAAGCCAGAGCCATTGTCAAGGCATTCTTAATTAAGAATAGTAGACCTACTGCATTAAGTAATATCAATGCCCTATCGTTCCATAAGAATGATACCCATAACCAAAGTGCAATTCCAACCATGGAAAGACCTAAGTCATAATGTGCCATACCATCGATACCTCTTAGAGACATCGCTGCAAGAACGAATACACATGCCAACCACTTAACATACCAATCCGTGGTATGTTTTGGGGTTACACTTTTTTTTGAATATTTCATATTAGATAATCCGGCCCGTATTTTCTCATGCCAGTGATTTGATATCCACCTTCCATGAAGAGGTTTCCTCTAGGAGCGTTAAGAGCAGGAGTTGCCCATCCAGCAGACATTAGAACATCACCACATTTGAAAGTGATTCCACTTGATTTAGTCCACTCTGCTTTATTAATGAAACCCCAAACTGAACGTTGACTTCCACTATTAGTGATAATCTTAATATACTTCCTAGACACTTTATACTCGTAAGAGTAATCCGTTAGTGTTGGATACTGTTTTAAGTGTTCGATTAATAAATCGTCACACAGTTTATCACAAAGTTGTAAGAGTTCTTGCTCTTGGTTAACCTCGTTTACTAGTTCTGAAAGTTTCATATTGTCTCCTTGATTTTTCATTATATACATAGTATAACAAAAAGCTTAGGCTGCTGTCAAGGCCTCTTTGGCTAGTAGAAATTCTTGTACTGCTATCTGTTCAGTTTTAGTTAAGTCGGATATTCCATTGAACCTAGAATAGGTTAATCCTATTGTGGTCATCTTGTTTCCAGCAGTGACCGCTGCATTCCATAGTCTTAGAGAATCTTCATCATTCCCAGCGTGTAGTTCTCCCATTTCACATGCCGTGATAATTTCACGTCCAAGTTTTACAATCTTCATTTGAGATTCGGGTGATGTGTAAATACTGTTTTCCATTATAAACTCCTTTATTGTTTAATGGATACCAGTATATCAAAAAGCTGGGGGTGCTGTAAAGACCTTTTAGAGATTTTTTTGTATCTCGTCTAATTCTTTTAATTTCTTATTGATGATGTCTACTCTATTGGGCCAATAGATATAATCCTTGTCTGAATCTTTTGCAAGATTCTCTAGAAGGGGTCTGACAAAATTATCGAGTTTGTTGATTACATCCGTTGCAGTTGTAGTCTTCTCAATAATCTTAGTATCAATGGCTGCAAGTTCATCTGCATCCATCGCTGTAAATCCGAAATCGTTATAGTCTGTCATAGTAGTATTTATAACGTATCGTCGTGAAGATGGTAAAAAGTTTCCATATCTTTATACATCTGTTTGTCACTCTGTACATCTTGATAGTTTGCAAATGCTTGTATGGTTGCTTCGGGAATCTCTATATCGGGATAACTAGTAATTAAATAATACACTAGACCCGAAACACTTTGCCATGTAAGACTAGGTAAGTCTTCATGATTTAACAGTCCTAGATTGAGTGTAGTAAGTTTGTATTGTCTTTCTGAGTTGTATGTAAGGTTACTACTTAAATGATTTAGAGAAGCTTTCTCAGCTGCATACATGTGACCCTTGGAGATGTTTGGTTGAGATGCACGAGATGAAAAGTTAATGATGAACTTAGTTTTATCTTCTTTCCATGCACGGTGAGCTATCTCTAGAACTTTAGTTTGGTCAAAGTCTCTATGTGCAAAGTTAATTAACACGTCAATATGATTAGGGTTCTCATAATCAAATCCGAACCAGTTAACGTCATTCATTAGTATGTCGTCTAGTCTAGGTGTAGACACTTTAATATCATCACCTTGATATGGTGTTGCTTCTAGTGTATCTTTAATGTTCTTTGCGAGACCACTACTTCCTGTTATTGCTACCTTCATAATATTCACTCACTATGTCGAACGATTGTTTACCAAATAAGCTACCATCGACACTGCACTTATTACATGGGGACATATCTCTGTTCCCCTTTATTAATTTTTTTCTAATCTTATTCATGGGTTTAGAGAACCATACATTATGTAGGGTCTCTGATAATAAGTTACCTACAACATGCTCTCTACCCCAGTCATTGGAACAGAATAAAACATCACCATTCCAATCAACAAACATTTTATAAAAAGGATAATGACATGGCTTACCTTTAAGTGCTTCAATTGTAGACTCCTCTATTCCTACCCAATCCATTACACCACTTCGATTGTTTAGTATCAATCCATGTGTTACGAAATCTCCCCAATGCATTCTGTACTTGTATCTTTCTTCGGGAATGTATTTCATCACTTCATCAAAGTGTTCTATCTGTTCTACTCCGTCATAAAGATTAATGTAGAGTAAATCTAATCCACTAAACTCAAACAACTCTTCTGCATATTCTCTAGTAAGTTTATCTCCGTTAGTGTTACACTCTAATGTTGCATTCGGAACACTGTGTCTAAACGTATGCACAATTTCTTGGAACCTAGGATTAAGTAAATTTTCTCCGTATCCACTTAACGATATCTTACCACTAAATCCATTCTTATGTAATTCGTCTCCAATAGTCTTTGCAGCCTTGGGTGTCATATGTAAGTTTCTATTTGGAAACACTTCGGGATTTGCACGTGGACAAAATGAACATGTCCTGTTGCACAACTCTGTAGTGTTAACTTCGACTGTGAGAATAGAACTAAGTTCTGTCAACTCTCCTTGTCGACTCCAATGTTTCTCTTCTTGCTTCCTACGGTGTTCTAGAAAATCATACTGGTCAACTGCAGTGATTGGAATATTACGTGACACGTTTAACTCTGATTTGTCTTTCTTGTTCATCCAAAATCTGTTCGTGGTAAGAAAACTCAATTGAGTCGCCAATGTTAAACTCTCCTTCTGTAAAGTATTTGGGGATGATAAAAAACTGTGATGATTTGTCTTCGTTGATTTTACAACTTCTTGGGTCACCATGTCTATTGTAAAGATATGGTCTAACGTGTAATCCGTCTTTGTTTAAATCGTGTGCTGAGAAAATCAGCTCATTGTCTTCTAGATAAAGATTAACGAATGGGGTATCGTATTGGATACCTAAACGGATTGTGTATTCGGTAGGGAAATTAAAACGAAGAACGTCATCCTCTATTTCAGAAAAACGTTCTACGTATCTTGGACTAACTTTGTTTAAATCAAGGGGTAATACTTCTGATAACTTAGAAGTATCCACCGTCTCGCACAGTATCATCGTCATTGTCTTTGTCTCCGTCGCTATCTACAGCTGAAACAAATGAACCGTCATCTTGTAATGATTGGATTAACTCATCTGTTTGGTCTTGGAATGACTCAATCATTTGTGCTTTTGTATCTGAAGTATTGACTGTAAAATCTAATCCTTCAGCTGCTTTCTTAATACCAGTCTTGGTCATTGCATCTAGTTCTGCACTTGATGGAATTGTAATCTCGTCATAAGACTCTTCTTCTTCAACATCTGTTTGTGCATCAATTTTTGCTTGTGCAGCTGCAAGTAATTCTTCTTCAGTATCATAAGAAGGAATTGTTTTTTCCGTTACTGGTGCTGATACTTCATCACCATCCTGTAAAGTTTCTGCTCTTGGTTTAAAGTTACCACCAGTGATTACTGGTTTTGCAAATTCAGATTCAGTTCTTACATCTTCTTCCTGTACTTGAAACTCTGAACCTAGAGGTTGTACTTCGTCTGATAATTCAAAACCTGTATCTTCTTCAACTGTGTCTTCAGTAACATTATCATTTGCATCAACCCATTCTTGGAATGATTGTTTTGTTTCTTCTATCTTGTCATTGAAAGCTTCGTCTGTAGATAAAGGTTTGTCTTCGATTATCTCATCTGCTTGTGCAACTTCATCTACTCTCTCAACTTCATCCAAGAAGGATTCTGTTGTAGTTCCACTTGGTTGGAATATTGGAGTCTCTACTGCTGGAGAATCAAATACTTCTTCTGCTGGTTGAATAGTTTCTTGTGTTTCTTCTGTTGGTGTATCCCATCCACCATCAGCAGGATGTGTTGGTGCTGGGTTAGGTGTGTCTACTTTAGTATGAGACTGTGGTGTATCCAACGGTATGTAAGGTTCTTCTTCTACACCTTCGGGAGCTGGATTCATTGCACGTGCAAGTCCGAATGCTCCTGTAGCACTCTTCTTAGGTGCAAGAGGTGTTTGTGGGGGTGGAGTAGGAAGTTCGTATCCATGTTGTTTTGCAAGGACACCAATCTCTTCTGCTGACAACTGTACGAATCCTTCAGAGTTTAATTCACCCTGTTTAACTCCGATGACTCCATCGTTGTTTAAGTCCATGTTGATTCCATGAGAAGCAAGTACTGCTTCTAACTGTGCAATCTTCAAGTCTGCTTCTTTTCTTTTGATTCTTTCAGAACTTAATCTATCGTCTTGTTCTCTTTGACGTTGTGCAAAGAGTTCTTGTTTTGCAAGATTGTCTGCAGCGATTAATTCTTCTGCTCTACGTTGTGCATTTTGAACCATGGTATTATATTCTTCTTGACCAGCAGCGTACTCTCTAGTAACTGCATCAAGAGGAATTAATTCACCTTGGGTAACGTTTCCACTTTTAAGATGTGATTGAACAAGTGCATTGACTACGCCAGCACTGTTAATTGTAAACCCGATTTTAAAATCAGCAATCCTCTTTTGGATTCTTTCCAATTCAGTTGGTTCGGGTGCGTCTTGTGCAAACTGAGATACAGTTTGGTTTTCATTTGTTGCCATAATTTAATTTACTCCATGGAGCAGAACTAGACTAGAAAGTTGTTTACTGAAGTTAAATCTAACTTCCCTTTTTAATATGTATAGTCTCGGTCTACTCTTATATTTAGTTATCGTGAAATCTCGGGAAAGGCTGAAACTGCAATTTCCTTAGTAATATTTGGGAATGCCCAAACGCCATCCTTGAGAAGGTCTAACAGTTCTGCTTCTTCTTTAGGGATACCTTCTAGTAATCCAATCCATAGTGCTTCTCTTTTTGTAGTAGGCACTTGTTCGGTTACAAAATATTTGAATTGTTTATGTTCAAATCTTAGACTTGTTTCTGTAAGGTCTGTTGCTGGTGCAGCGTTTCTTCCATAAGGTGTTTTACCTTCGGGTAATGTTGAATTAATATTGTCATCAAATGCCCATTGAAGTATTGGTTTGATTGCACCATTTCTATCGTTGAATACTTTTAGACCTTGAACTGCTAATTCGGGTTCCTTCTCTGCAACGATGTTTGCTTGACATAGTATTTCATATGCATCTGCATTGTTTTGAAGTTCTTTCCTTTCGGTAATCAACTTCATCTTCGGTTTATTGGGAGCTCCTTTCGGTCTTCCTCTTCCTCTTTTTTTCTCTGTCATAATGTAAAATCCTCTACATGATTTAACAACTGGTCTAGTCTATGTGTTCTTAGATAGTCAAACACTTTACCTCTTACAGGTTCAGTCTTGTCAAACTCTTCTAAGATATTCTTTTCTATCTCAGCTGGTATAAACTCTAAGTCAATTAAAGTTTGGTTTCTTAAATAGTTACGATAGTATTTATCGTCACTCTCAATTGTAATTCTTAAGTACTTATCTTTGATAGGTTTCCTTAAGGGTGTCTGTCTAATACCTAGGTCTAAACAATCATCATTAGATAGAATGTTTGGAACTCCATCTGACTTATCACCAGTAAGGATATGTTCTCTCAAAAATAAATCGGGGTCTTGACAATCTATCATCTTATTTAGATTGGGACTCCATTGAGTTACATATGGGTATTTATGCAATTGCTGAAAGTCTTTATCTCCACTGACAATGAGTACATCTTCCTTTGCATGTTTAGTTAACACTGCAATGATGTCATCAGCTTCACACTTCTCAACATACATGTAACGGTATGGAAAGTTCTCTTTGATTTCCATCTTAACTTTGTGAAGGGTATCGAATATCATACCCCAATCTTTATCGTCAGCCTCTCTAGACTTTTTACGATTTGCTTTGTACTGTGGGTAGAAGTCACGTCTCCACGGATTGGCTGCATCCGTGCAAAGAGTTATCTCACCATAGTCGCCTGAGTATTTCTTTTGATAGTTTCTGACTGAGTTAAGTATCATGTGTCTCAACATGTCCTCACTCATTTCACCACCATTCATTTTAAGTTGAGCCATTAGACCAGCAATGATGGTCTGAGTAAAGTCTATAAGAATCATTTAATCACTTTTAATAATAATGTATTTTTGGTCATCATGTCGTTTCCGTCTTTCAACTTCGACCTAGGAATCTCATCCATAAATCCACGAGCAATAATATTACCACCTCTTACTAGTCTATCAAGCAACTTGGAATCTGTCAAGGTCTTTTCTTTGCATGAATCGTATCCAGTAATTCTAGAACCTTTGACTGCAAGATTACCACTGAAGTGTGTAAACTTTTTAGATGCAGTGTTGTACGTGAATAAATCATATGCACGTGGTATCTCTATTGGTTCTATTGATTTGTAATCTTCCCACTCTGCAAGGAAAGGAAGTTTCCTTACCATACGAGCTGGGGTCATAGGTTTGACTCTACGGATTGGTTTGTATTCATCACAATATTTTCCAATATCGGATTCAATACTCTCTAGAAATTTAATGTATTTTTTCTTTTGTGTCTTGGTAAGGAAATTAAAAGCTTCCTCTAACTGTTCACATCCTTCTTCGTTCTTCACTTCAACCAATGCTGGTTCGGTATGACCTTTCATAAATGTAACAACCTTTCCACTGTACTCAAGTTGTTTTAAATACTTATACATTGAGAAATCAGATTTCTTATTATCCATCCAACAATCTATTTGATATTCTACTTCGGCATAAGCATCCATTGCCTTCTCACGCATCCTCTCTTGAATGTTTATTTTTTTGGGTTCAGTTTTCATAATCATGTGAGCAGTATATAATAAAGCTTAGTGCATTGTCAAGTATGTTTATTTAACTATCGTCTTTTTCATCTCTCTTGTTCGTAATCATAAACTTACGTGCTGGATTTATCATTAAGTTTGCACGTTGCATTAAGTCACGATTTGCAAGAAAAGGAATGACACCTCTACTATCTAAACTAACTTCTTGTTCGTATATAGTGTTTAGAAAATTTAATTCAAGTTCTACGACTGGTCTGTCTTCAGCTGGTTTTAATAAAGTAACCATTCTCTTTAATGGTTTCTTATACTTAACACCCTCTGTTGTCCATGTAACTATCTTACCGTTGACCTTTAAATCTTCTGCATGAAGTGAACAAGCTGTAACTGAATTACCTGTGTCTAACTTCACTGTCATTTCTTGACCTTCGACTTCGATGGTTTCTAATACACCACACTCTGTTGGTGACTTCTTCCATATGTCTCTGTCTCTGTAAATCTTAAGAACCATCTTAACAATGTCCTCACCGATAACCTTAGAGATTCCTTCAGTGCCTGGCGAATGATTTACTTCCAATAGGTATGGTGGTTCAGTCTTTCTGTTTTTGCTAGGAATAAAGTCTACACCACACCATTGTCCGTTGACGGCTTTGCTAGCTCTTAGACAAACATCTTTTTCTAACTCTGTCAATGTAACTGATTGTGCATCTGCACCTTGGGATACATTACTTCTAAAGTCATCTGTAATTTTGTTTCGTCTCATTGCACCAACAATTTCTCTGTTGACAATGACAACACGTACATCGTAATCTGATTCGATATACTCTTGTAATAGAATATCACAGTAGGGGTCAATCTTATAAATCAAGCTGACCTGTGATTGTAGTGACCGTTCTGTTTCGATGAGTAGAACACCTACACCTTTAGAACCCTGTAATGTTTTGAGTACCATCGGGAAATTATTATCTAATGCTTCGTGAGCTCTATCTACGGTCTCGGGTTCATCGTTTGGAATCAATACGGTACGTGGTTGGTTTAGACCTATCTCTTGCAGTCTCAGATACGTTCTAAACTTGTCTGAACAAACTTCGATACATTCCCTAGGGTTGCATGTTGCAATACCGTAGCGTTCAATCTGAGAGATTAAATCAAGGTAGGAATCCTTAGTTGTTACTGCACCACGAATCATAACTAATGTGTCTGCATCAATCTCGAATCCTTTCTCATCGTCTGCATTGTGAATAGAGATAACGCCAGACTCATCATCACGTTCTAGGTATGCACCATTGACACGAACGTTGTAAACATCCATACCTAACTTTTCTGCAACACCAACTATCTTACCACTGGTAGATTTCTTAGATTGTTTCTTAGGACGTTCTGCGATAACAACAAGACGATAAGGGTCTGATTTCTTAACGTCTTCTTCTACTATTAATTCTTGAAATGATTTCATTTCTTTTTTAATCCCACCTGTATGGCTTGTTCTTCTAATGGGGTTAATGGTTTCTTATGCAACTCTACAAAGTATTCTGCATCCACCAACACCAATGGTTTATGTCTGTTTCTTTTAATTACAACAATAGGTTCGTACTTACCACAATTGCTTTCTGCTTGTGTGTATGCATTCCACACGTTAACTGCTTCTTGGTTCTTACACTCTACACTGTATGGAAATAATCTTCGGGACTCTGTACCTAGGATAATATCCTCACCTTGAGAACCCATAGGTCTAGACTCTGAATCTTCGGGGTCTAACTCTAACTTCTCTACTAGAAGATTACGAAACCACTGTTGTAGTTTACGTCCTTTAGCTTTTGCTGATGATGTCTTCATTAAAAGTAATACTCACTCCACAACCACAACTGGCTTCTTCATTAGGATTCTGAAACGTGAACGTTTCATTTAATCCCTGTTGTTCATAATCTAAAGTCATACCATTTAAAAAAGGTTGACTCATTCTATCTATTAAAAATTTAAACTTACCGTAATCTATTTCTAGGTCACCGTCTTGGTATTCGTCACGGATGAAAACATATTCGTATCCACTGCAACCACCACCTGTAACTCCTAGTCTAACTTTGTCTACTTGTTTTTCTATAAGTTTTGCTATGGCAATGTCTGTAACTTCTATCATAGAAGTATTTATACTTCAGACTCCCATACGCCGTGGTCATTAGCGTCGTTATCATGTTTATCTTTTTTAGGTTTAAATAATTCATAAGGAATATCTCCAGTTTGGTCTTCGGGTACATAGAGATAATTAATATCTGAACGGTTACATGTATCAATTGCATCGAAGATAGTTTCCACTAAAGCTTCACCACCTAAATTAAATGATGTATTAAATATAATAGGGGTGCCATTCTTTTCACCTAATGCTTTAATTAAATTATAATAATTTTTATTTTGTTCTTCTGTAACTGTTTGAATTCTACATGTACCATCTGCATGAACAATAGCAGGAATCTCTTCGTATGCTTTCTTCTTACATTGAATTGCAAACGACATATAAGGAGACTCTTCTAACTGCAACATTTTAAAATATTCATGTGCATGTTCTTTTAATACAGTACCAGCAAATGGTCTATAATATTCTCTCTTCTTAATTGTATTAACAATTTGTTTTGCATTTGGATTAGTAGGGTCAAATAATATTGAACGATTACCTAATGCACGTGGGCCCCATTCGGAACCGTTTTGAAACATACCAATAACCTGTTGTTTATCTGTAAGTAATTCGATTACTTGGTCTTGGTCTCTTATGACTTCTGCTTTAATCATTTGTAGTCTCCTGTTGTTTCTGATTATAATAATGCAACCAGTATGCAGCTCCAAGTGCAGTACCACCATCATGGGGTACAGGGTCAACAAATATATTTAATTCGGGGAACTCTTCTAGGTATCTATAATTGTTTGTACAATTTAATGAGAACCCACCACTGAGTACTAGGTTCTTACAATCGGGATTTAATTCCATTGCACGTCTTATAACAATACATGCATTCTTAAATGATTCTTCCTCACACATTTGTGCAACGATATGTCTATCAAATCTATCGGGTCTATCTTCATATAGTCTTCCGTATGATGCCATACCCATTACCTTACCCGCTGCACGTCCATGAGCATCTGCACCGAAGGCATAACTCATGTTACTGAAGTTCATACCGCTAGAAGGGAAGCTAGTGAACACTGTAGGGATATTATTAGTAGAGTCATCGTTGACTACCTTATCCTGTAAACAGTGTGCTGAATCATAGTACATGTTAGGGAAATACTTACTTGCAAGTGAACCTAACTCACGGTGATTAGACATCTTCTTCCATTGGGGTAGAATCTCTTTCTTCTCAAAGTTACAAGACCAAATAGATTCAATCTCTTGGTAGTTCGGATACTCTTTGTGCAAACACTTTGCACCGCCACCGTCCCATGCGATAGCCATTGCATCCTCACCCTTCTCATAGAAAGGACTTAGGAAGTAACCACTGTATGCATGATACATATGATGTTCGATATCAAAATGATATTCTTCTACCTCATGAAACTGTTTACACATTGCATCGTGTATAGCTTCATCCATATCTTCGTGCCAGTCGAACTTTAGTCCGAGTTTAGGAAACTCTTCTGATATTTCTTCTAGTCTTTTAAGACTGAGTTGTTCTTTTGAAAATGCAACTGCTACTTCTTCTGCAATTAATCTATTCTCCATAAGATATTCTTTGTCCATGTCTATCTGACATACACGTCTATCGAAAGAAGCAAAGATAAGTTCACCACATGGGGTACCATCTTCGTTGATTAATGCATCTGCAACTCCTTTAGAGTCTACTACATGTAATTCGGGGTTGTTTATATTCGGTGAATAGTACTTATCTCGACGTTCTCTCTCTTCTTCAAAGAGTTCTTTGACTTCACCGTCTTCCATGATACACAAAGAAGTGTCATGGCTGGAATTGATTCCAATTATTCTCATAATATAATCCTGTTATTTCTATTCTGACTCTTTATTAGCCTTATAGAATGTTATTATGTCCTTTGGTAGGACGAGTTTATCTTCAATGAGTTGATTTACCATCTCTTCTCTACCTGCTCGGAGACCATTACGGTACACTGACCACACAAGAGCTACGATAAAACCTATATGTATTAATATTAATTCAGTACTCATGGTTTTATTTAGGTTCCTTTATTATGTTCTAAATTATTTAGTTGTGATTCGACAAGTTCTCTGACTTTTTTCTCTGAATACCATAATCCACTGTACATTGAAGACCTTCCGTCTCTCCAATCCACATGATATCTCTTATATCCGAAGGGTCTATCAGAAAATATTCTTACTTCTCCGTAACTTTCTATTAATACTCTCATAATTATACTCTCTCGTCGACAATATTACCTTTAGAAGGCTTGTCTGCACCAATTTCATTTATGTAGGGGACTTTATTACGGTCATACATTGCTTCAAACTCTTTAAGATTCCGTGAATTGATTTTATCTGCAGTACGTTGAAAGGAACGTTCGAGAAATCTCTCTAGTTCTTTGTTTATTTTTCTTATTATCCAACTTAACACAGTTATCTCCCTATATGTTTAACCTCATTTCGAGGTATAACTTGGTATGCACCCTTATTGTAGGACGGTGCAACGGTATACTCGGACGAGATACGTTGCCTCTCTTCTTTACTTAGGGTATTTGAAGGTTCATAACCTTTATCACAAGTCATCGACGGATAGTATACACTCTCACGCACGTAAGGAGCTGGTGGTTTTATTCTAACGTCCCAATTATAATCAGAAGCCTTCTTAGTCTTGACTTTCCATGCATTGGTCTTACGTTTCTTACCACTGAAGGAATGAGTCATAGAACCATATCTCATACGACACACTCACATATGCACATCTGCCATTGTTCTACCGTGTCTAACTCTAATAACCACTCACATCTTTCCCAATTGGTAGGGTAATCGATGTAATCATTATAAGGGTCGTTAATAATTTCTTCTATTTCAATAGCTGTCTCTATCATAGAACAACTACTGAGTAGAAATGTAAGGGGTATTAAATATTTTATCATAAGTCTATTATACCATAAAACTGGGGGGATGGGAATACGGTTTCACGCATGTCGTGTAAGTATTTGTGGACTTGGTGATGTTCGATTCCCTGTCCCCTTCCCGAGTGAGTGCAATTATGCACCACCCCTATTATAAAAATGTCTACGTATGATATACACACGTGTGTAAGCTACACCTGTCATCCATGCAGTAATGGTTGTCCCTATGGTAAACGAATCAGTCCATTCTAATAGGTCTATACATATCCACAAACCTATTAGATTCAATGGATAGTTAATTAACAGTCCTGTGAAGACTGTGGTAAAGGTTTCTTTGTGTATCTTACGTGACTTAATACTCATGCTTCTCTATCTATATCCCATAGTATACGGACACCATTGTTAGTACGATTCAGAAACAGTTTAAACTTAGACTGTTCACGTCTCCACTCTTCATGCCACTTATGTCCGTCTCTCTCTGCATCCACAAAGACTGCATTCGTAACGAGTATAGGGATAAGGACACCTGCGTGTATGAATATACTGGTAACAATAGAATAACCATACCATCCTAGGTAGAATGTGCAAAGGAATCCGAAGAATCCACTCCACATAGTAAAGAGTACTAACATGAAGTATGCTTGTAGACTAGGGTCGGGAACGTATTTAAGAGGATTGTATCTCACATCCATTACTAGTTTCCAACTGTCTACCACCCATAGGATGAATCGTCTGTGTAATTTTGGTTTTATCATAATATAATATTTCCTATTTAACTCAAAAATTTACCCGAAAAAAAAATTCTCGGTAGTAGTATATAATGCTTCACAGAGCTATTAGGTAGGGGGGTTGAGTTGCTGCCCACAATACCTAGGAGTCCCGTAGCACTGTTCTAAGACGCTCTACGTAACTCGACTACGTGTTTATACCTCTCTAGCTCTGCACAGATGCTGAGACCCTCTGAGAGGCTCACAGGTTTCTCTGTGCGCTTGAGCAACGTATGACTACCATCAATCTTAACGACTTTGGTATCAATACTGTATACGTGTACAGTATTCCATTTCATAGATGTATCTCCTATTATAACATAAGCGTATGCTTTTGTCAAGGCCACTCGGAAACGCCGTAGTAGCAAGGCATACAGAGGTGGCGCTTCTCATCACCACACGCGCTTTCGGTTACGACCCACTGAGACTTAACTCAAAGCAATCCACAGTACAATTCTCAGTTCAACTCCTGTAAATATAAAGTATAACTCTATTATATCATCAATGGAACGGTCTTGCAACCCCCTTTATGATGATTTCGTTTAATTCTATCTGACCAATAATCTCGATACCCAGGCGCTCATACACCATCGCACACATATACTCCCATGAAGCGTTAGAGCTAACAGGGTCATTATCACATGCATACGACATCTCTACGTCATTGAGTTCTATAGAGACAGGTATATTAGAAGCGATATGAATACCTTCTAGTCCATTCATCATCCGCCAAGCACCTTTAATAGTATAGGGAGTATGAACAGAGGGAGTGCTTGAATGAAATCAGCATCCAACAATCCGTTTTTCTTTATTATCTTTATCATATACAGCTAGTATACCACTAAAGCCATACCACTGTCAAGGCCTCTCGCCGAAGGTCTGCGTGCCTTGACACTACGGGCTTTCTGTGATATACTTAGAGTACCACTGCACCCCTCTGAGGGCCATTGACTCCAAACTAAATATGTGATTAACCTCTCCGAACAACAGCACGTAACCCCACTTTATTCCACTTCCCACCACTCCGTATAAATACCATTATTATTACACACTTTGACACACTACTACACACAATATATTAGAGTCCACCATGATACCCTTTGAATTATATTCAATCACCCCCGATGTAGATGATTATGGACACATATTCCGTATACCTAACTACTACACCCCCTCTGAATTGGACTTTCTGCAGTCTAGAATACCTACTACACCCATATCTCCCGAGGTGTATCCATCCTGTAGAGTAAACCTACCTAGACCTAATCACACTCCCTCAAAGTTTATTGGAGAAAAGACTCAATGGTTTCTTGATAACTGGGATGAAGTATGTGAACTCACTCATATAGAAGGTGTTGATAAGAGGTTCTATCATGATAACCCACCCACATATACGGATGAATCTCTACGTGGTTCTCCCCCTAACTCTAAGTTGTATCCCATGCATACTGATAAGGGTAGTAAGAAGCTGTTAACTATACTTGTTCCTATGAGTGATATGGGTAATCCTACGATGTTTCATGGAGCGTCTCGGTCTCGTGTATGGTGTCATGAATGGGCGGTCAATGATGCATATATGTTTAGACCCTCTGATAGGTCTGTGCATTCATATCAGAATAATATGGATGTCAATCGTTGGATTATGAATGTGAATGTATGTGGTACGGTTGGTTGGATGGAGAAGTCTAACTAATCTCTACGTGTACGAAGTTGTCTCTACCGTCTCCACTATTGTATATTGATATAGGGTCTAGGTGAATGCCACAGACGTGTCCGTCTATATGGATGTCGAATGCCTGACTCATTCTAGGCTCTTGTCTCGTGTTAGAGTCTACGGAATGCACGATAAGTGGACTGAATAAATGTAAGTCTCCTCGGATATTCTCTATCCAACCCTTATGTTGATACCATGTACCGTATTCTCTGTGGTCGTTATGACTAAGGAATATATTACCGCTAATCATGTGATTCCTAGCCATGTCCTCGTAAGGTGTGTGTTCCCTAATCGTTGCATATTCATTCTTACCAATTGTCTCGTATTCTAGGGCTGCATGTCTATGTGGTTGTATACCCTTTCCAGTTGTCCATAGATTGCACCATGATTTGATGAATATATCTTGGGTGTCTTTGGTGTCTATCTCATGCATGAGACGTTCGAGTAGGTTGATACCTAACTCATCTTCTATGAAGGGTATCCAGTTATAGGATGAATGCAGTGAAGTGAGTCCTTCGTATAGATTGTATTCTACATGTGAAGAATCCTTAATACCATATTCTGATATTAAGGACTCGTGATTTTTTAGTATAAGGTCACAGACGTGGTCACATTCCTCGTCTGTATAGAACTTAGGGATTACTACGTGATAATCTTCTGATTGTCTTATAGAACCCATAGTTCGAGATACCTATCCGATTTCGGGTCTGCATCTCCTTTTAGGTGTACGAATGAACATTGTTGAGTAATAGTTCTATACTCATGGTCAAAGTGAATGAACTTAGCTTGTTGGTCACCACCTAATCCTCTCCACTCTCCGTCATTGTCAAATGATGGTCTGCATTTCTCTTCATACAGTCTATTGAGTTCAAGGTTTGCAAACTCATCACCGATATGATATTGTCCTATCATACCATGCATAGTGTTAAGTACCATACCTTTATGTTCTGCAATCTTATCTTCGATATATTGCTGTACGTTGGTACCGTATTTCTCTTGAACACCAGCTGGGTCTGCAAGGAAGTCGTTTACAAGATACATTGCGTCACCTTGTACGAATCCACAGAAGTGTGGGAAATATTGAGTATCTCCTTCTTCCATCCAGTTTCTTTCTTGATATAAGAATGATGTTTCATTCGCTTCGATTGATGCAGTTTCTTCATCTGTGAATTCGAAATTACATTCTGTGGTTGTACCTTTATTAGGTAGTCCTTCGTATATGATAGAGGTACACATGTTACGTGCAACAACTCTTGCATTTACATAGGTACATTTAGACTCTTCTCTGAGTCCTTTCATATCACCATCCCATAAAAGAATTTGATACCATTCGGGATGAATGATTCTCTCGTCTTTTAGTAGTGGGATAACTCTGATTCCTTCATCGAGACCTGTAGGGTCATCGGTATAACAAGATAATCTTGCAATGGACATTCCATCATTGTTTAGACTTCTTTGTCTATCTAATGACAGCTTTAATCTGTTAACATCCTCAGATGTAACACCTAGACCATCGGTCTTAATCGTAATCACTTCAAACATTTATAACTCCTAATAATATAATAATAATGTTTTGTTTAATTTATTTAGGGATATAAAAAACCCTTCATATTCCTATTATAAGACAATAAAGGGTTTCTTTCAAGAGGCTATTTACATAAAAGTATTACATACTTTATTTAAACGACCACTCTTCATCATCCTATGAAATCGTCTGCCTTGTGTCCTTAGATACTCGGTAGACAATGATGCTATATATTGCATTTTTATCTCCTATGTTGGTGTGTCTTTCGATAACGTCGGTGACTTCGGATATACCTACTTACTCTTGTTACGTACTTGTCACGATAATGTGACACTCATGTGCCACATTATATTTAGGGGATTAGTAGGTGTAAAGTATGCCTACTGAAAAACTATCTGCAACTTGGTCTTCAAAAACATCTTGACCAATAATACCATTCAATGACCAGCTGTCGTTAAATGAATAACTAACATCTAACTGACCAAAGGTTTCTTCACTGTCATATAGACCACCAACCAATGTCACATCCAATACTGGAATGAACCATAAGTTGTAACCAACCTCTGCATAGTTATCATTTGTATCAATATCTTGATAGTATGATAATGAGAGGTCACCTATGTCTGCAATGACATATAACTCTTCAAAAGATGCAACCGTACCATCGTATGTGTATCTAATGTACCCTACGTTGAGATTGATTGTATCTGATACTGGTAGAATTATTCCACCATAAAAGTCTGTCTCTGAAGTTGCATCATCAAACTCAACGTCTGAATTCCATACTCCAGCATATAGTCCAGTTGTATTGTGTACAACGGTACCACCTATAGAAAATGCTGGTTGATTGCCTTGTGAGACACCTCTCCATACATAATCTGAATCATAACCTATTTCACCTGTAAAGTCGAATGACTGAGCTGAAACTCCTAAACTCATTATTGAAAACAATAATGTACATAATATATTTCTCATATATTTCTCCTGTTGTGGATAGAGACTGGTGGAGCTGACAGGGGTCGAACCTGCGACCTACTACGTGCAAGGCAGTCGCTCTCCCAACTGAGCTACAGCCCCAAAAATCTTATCCGTTATTATCTATACTGGGTTTGTAAGATTTCTTCTTGGTTCTACTCTTATAAACTCTCTTCTTAGATTCATCAACATCGGGTGTTGATTTATCATCTGCAACGTAACGACCTTTTGAGTCTCTTGCTCTGACAGTTTCGAAACCAAGGAAATCTGTAAATTTTGTCCAAAATCCCATAATTTATCCTCTCACTATTTATAGTGTATATTACCAGCCACCGATATCCTTTCACCTTTAGGGTCATGGAATGGATAGACTGAATGATTTAACCACGATGGGAAGATAAGTATATCTCCCTTCTCGGGGTAATGTGACATGGAAGTCCAATTCATAAAATTGTTCTCTCCATAATGTAAGTCTATATGACCAGCTAGTGGTTTAGACTCTGTGTTGATATTACTATCGAATTCATTATCGATTGCAGTATCACGTAAAATTGTGTTTTTTGTGTAGAATACAAAACTAAACAAACCATCATGTGCATGGATAGGATTATACTCAAACTCTTTTTGTAGATTGACCCAAAGGTTGTCTATTTGCAGCTGTTCATTGACAACTTCCATACCAGTCCCTTGGGCCCATGTCACTGCATGGTCTAGAATATGGTTCTTTGTCGTATCAGACATCACATCTACAATAGATATCTGAGAGTGGACTCTACCAGCAAGTAAGTTGGAACCTATTTTATGTTCTTTACTGTACCTGCGTGATTCTATCTGTTCATTGACTTCATCAATAACAGACATGTCCATCTTTCCAACCCATACTGGTGGGCCAAAAGGTGTAATTAGATTACCATCAACCATTTTCACTTACTGGTTCTCTAAAGATTGCATATGGCAATCCTTTCTTTTTTCTTCGTGCAAACTCATTAGATATTTTTTGCCTTAATTTCCCTTTACCCTTGGTACTTTTAATTTTGTTGTACTCATCAATCAGTTCTTGTAATGGTGTTGACTTGATATAGTAATGAGTTGTGGTTACTACTTTTGTTCCACGTGCAACAGTTTTTTGGGTTGGTTTAAATTTTATCGGCATTTCTCTCCTTGGTTCGGGGTTTATTTCTAACATGCCAGTCGTGACTACAATATGCATCACAAAAGACATGCACTGGTGACTGTTTAGGATTTGTGTGGTATTTGATTTTTTCCATTTCTAATTCTTTATCACATTCACTGCATTTAAGTTTCGTTGTCATGGGTTTGGTCTTCCTCTGCCCTTTTAAACCATATTGCAAAAACGTATCTCTCGCCTGCAAATATGGGTTCTACACTATGCCATCTCTCCGTTGAGTTGTTAAATGCTACCATAGTGCCTCTTCTTGGTAGTATTGTATGTCCTTCAACATTCAACCTACCCCCTTCGTATTCTTCATTCAACATGAAGATACAAGTTCCTGTGTCTTGCATATCAGCTGAGTCTTTATGCCAATTAAACATAGTATCCTTTGGATACTGCATTATAGTTGCATATGTAACCTCACCAAAATCTCTGTTCTTTGGCATATAAGGTTCTACTAACTGCATCACTATTTCAAACTGTGATGTTCCCTGTTCTAAAACTGCAACATCATGACCAGTCTGTGGATGTGTATATCTCCAAGACCTATCCAATGCAGATAAATCATCGGGACATATCTGTCCGTTCTCTTCTTGTTGTACATTCTCTACTGGTAATAAAGACAACTGTTCTATTATAACATCACATGTGTCTATCGTCAATACACTATCTGCAATCATTAAGATATTAGAACTAGATTCAGTTTCTTCGACTGCATCCTTTTCTTGTTGAGATTGTACTACTATCTTTCTTTTAGGCATTGTTACGTCTATCGTTATTAGGATGGAAGAATCTTACATATGAGTATCTCCATGAGTCCTCACAATATTTCTTGTAGTCATCTATCCATGCACCATGTAGTTTGTTACCTGTAAAGATAACACATGTATTGAATTTGGCTGGTATTATATAGTCTATCTCGAAGTCTTTCTCTACTTCATAGAGAACACCCATATGTTCCATGTTAGTAATCCATTCACCTTTATATACTGCAGTCCCGCCAGACTCTTCTTTGTCCATATAGACTAACATATTCAGTGTAGATTTATCGTCGGGTGTAATGAATGCACTATCAATGTGTGGATAGTGTTGCATCTTTGGGTCAAACTCTGTTATGGTTTGGAAACAATTGAACTCATGAATCTGTTGATAGTCATAATCACCTTTCCACCAATATCGTCTACAGATGTCCAGTATTCTCTCGTTCTCATTGATACCTATTCTAGTAGGATGTCCTATCTTGTCTGTAATACGGCAGTCATTGTATACAGTACCATTAGGTGAATCTCTCTCTGTAGAATATTTCCACATAGGATATTGTCTACTAGATATGTGTTCGTATAGGTCTTCGGGGTTTTCAAAGAAATCGTGTATAGTAATAACACCATTCTCATATGTGTGTTCAAGCTTAGGGTTTATTGCATAAAGTTCATCTAGTGCGTATGTCTTTTTCATAACCAATCCATTATAATGTTTACCATAATTAGAAGACCACATAGGATGTTAATTCCTACTATGATTGTTCTGATTATCGCAATCTTGTTCTCGTTTTGAGGGTTGTATCCATCCTCTTCGTCAAATGCTCCAAGAGCATGTTTCCATATCTCCCACATATTTATTCACCAAATACATCACTATAATATAGTGCATCCCCTGTTTCATTGTCATTAAGTTCTTGTCTATGTTTTAAGTTAAATGACACGGAATATCTGAGTTCTTCCTGTTCGCTATTTCCAGTGGGCGGAACCGAGTGCATCAAATAAGACGGCCAAAGTAAGAAATCACCAGCCGATGGTTCAAACATCATTTCTGATTGAAACCCTTGACAACCTGTGAATCCCATATTAGGTAAATCATCAAACTTAATCATATCTTCAGTACCATTATGTGCATATTGAGCTGCCATGTTTGGATTCCAAAACTTGATTGGTCTATCCGAATTGTTTACATAGTAGGTTCCACTGATATGTGAGTCAACATGATTGTGGACTTGATGGTCATGTTCTGCATCATATCTATTAATCCATGCAAACAGATGTATATCCTTTCTAGATAGATGTCTAACCTCTGTGTTGAATTGTGTACGTATGAATTCAATATAGGTATCTTTCATGATGTTAGCAAAGTCATTAAACCATGGTAACTTATGTGTCATTTCTCTTATATCATTATCAAAATAAGATGTGTAGTTACAGAGTTTGTCTTTGTTATCTTTGTCTGCAACCATATCAATGAGTCTATCTATATCTCTGATAATTTGGTCAGGCGGAAATCCTATGTGACCTCTTAGAAATGGTGTTGGGAATAATTGTAATATTCTATGTTGTGCAGGCTGATAAAAAGACTGCTTGTATGTCGCTGGTTTCATAATTTAATTGCCAATAGTAAAAGTATTGCAATGAGAATGACGTTTGACATGAAGATACCTATTGCAAGAATAGTGTGATACCATATCCATCTTGTCTTGTATGCATTATCTACTGTAATGTCATCGGGGTCAGGCCCATGGTCAATATCAGTCTTGGGATTCTGTTTCCAAAGTATCTCCCACCACTTAGTCATTCTTTTTCTCTATCTGTACTGCAACCCCCTTTTCGTTACCCTTGGGTGTTTTGATAGTTACGTCTCTGTAGTATACAACTACTTCTCCTAACTGTTTGATGTATCGTTTGAGTTCTTGCATATTTGCACTCATGACTTGATAATCACCTATAGTCGTTGCAACAAATACAACCTCACCACCATTCTGTTCTTTCATTTCATCTAAGAAATAGTCAAGATGTGAGTAATCGACTGGCCACTCGGGATTGTCTCTGTCCTCAAGGTTACATGTCTTAGGACGTTTAAGTTTTTCTACTTGTACTCCGTCTTTCTCTTCGAATCTTTTAGGGTCATACGATAATGTTGCAACACATAGATTGTCTTTCTTTGCCTCAGATACGACATACCAATTAGGTGATGTCATTTCAATAGGTCTTGGAAGTGTAGGTTGAATTATATCTATTTCTAATGGTTTAGATACTATCTCTACTTGTTTCGTTCCAATTAACGAGCATCCACTAATCGTTATCAGTGCGATTAGACTCATCAAGGTTATATATTTCCTTTGTATCATCTTCGATTCCCTCAAATACTCTATCCGTTGCACGATTGACCTTTCCTGTCATTATGCCAGGCTTTGCAACTGCAAGAGCGCTTAAATTATGTCTTTGGAATATTTGTAGATACTCCGCCTTTTCTGCTTCAATCGATGCATTTTTACGACTCATGTTCTGCAATGCTTTCCCTTGTTTTTCAAAGTTCTCTTTCATCACTTCCATGGCACGTTGTTGTTCTTCTACTGCAGCTTCTAACTTAATGTTATTTTGTGTAAGTGTTTGATTCTCATTATACAAAAAGAAACAAAACAATCCCACTGCTACTAGAAGACCCATAGTTAACTGATTCATTAATCTATCTCCTCAATTTTTACTTCAAGTCCTAGAACTGAACGTATTTCTATAACGTTCTTAGTTTCATAGTCTTTGAATTTTAAATGTTTCGGTCTATTTACCATGATATTTCTTGACATATATTCCGACTTGTACATGTTACCACCCTCAGATTGTCTGTAAATGGTAATCTTGTATTCTGCTTTAAAGAGATGTTTAATCCATGTCCAAATGAACCAAAAAAATCTCTTCAGTAATTCTTTTATCTTATTCCATAGTTTGTTAAGCATAGTCTATCCATCCTGTTACTATATATTTCTCTCCTTTGAGAGGTGGATTACCTCTATGCATATGAGTGAAACCAGCAGGCCACAATACTATGTCACCTTTTTTGGGTTTGATACGTAATGATTGGTATAGGAATTCTAACTCTCCACCTTCCTCAACGTCATTAAGGAAGATTGCCCATGCAAGTAGGGATTTAGAACTAGATGGACAATTACAGTGTTCACAATGCCAGATATGATATCCTTGTTGTGGTAATGTCTTTTGAATTTTTGCACCACTGACCATAAGACCTCTGTAGTTATCTTGGACTGGGTACTTTTGAAACCACTCATCGATAACACCATCGGGTTCTTCAAAGATAGATAGTATTCTATTCATCTGACTACCGAAGTATGACTCGGGTACTGAAGTCATGCTGATTGCGTCATCACTCTTTTTTGTTATTAAAGTTGTGTCGTAATGAGCTCTTGGAAGTGTTAAACCTCTGGCTTCACATTTTTTGTATATTCCCATGACATAGTCTATGAACTCGTCGTCTGTCCAACCACGATAAAGGAGAACATGTTCTCCAAGGTCTTCTATGTGTCTATCTTCTGCAAATCTATTTTGTGTTTCCATAATATATACCAAAAAGTAAGGATTATTCCTTACTCTTATTTAGTGTGTTTAGAAATGGTGGCGGGACTGATAGGAATCGAACCTATAACCTACTGCTTAGAAGGCAGTTGCTCTATCCGATTGAGCTACAACCCCTTAGTCACCATTTCTTAATACTTTAAGTTGTGCAATTGTATCAGCTGCACTAGTGTGTAGTATTCCAATACCACCATGTTCTACCCATGCATCAAGGTTCTTTTGTCTGTCATCAATAAGGACACTTCCTTTGATTGCAAACATACCTTTCTGACTACCAGTCATAGTACAAGTAACAACAACAGTAGGACTAACATGTTCTTTAATCCACTCGTTCTTATCATACACAACCAACTCTCTGTTTATAACACCAGCTGCAGTGAGTATTTCCCACGGTAGTTTAGTGTGTCTAACGTAACCAACCAATTCATGCATATCAGGCATAGGTGGTAACATTCTGAACAGTCTTTTGTTTGTTAACTCTTCCTTCCTTAAGTCATAGTCATTATGACCTTGGTCGGTGTTAGGGAATTCTCTCCCTGTTAGTTTTTCAACACCAGTGTTGAAATCGGCTAATACTCCATCCATATCGATGAAGATTCTTTTTATCTTTACTCTCTTATTTTCCATACGTATAGTATAACACTCTTTCGGCCCTGTTGTCAAGGCATTTCGGGCTTATTCCCAAAATATTTTATACAGTTTTTCTTCCTTTGCGTAGGCTTCTCGCTCCCAAGGTTGACGGCTATATGGTGCCTTAGAGTAGTCCTTTTTCTTCCATTTTTGACGAACTGGACTGAGTTGTCCAGTTAAGAATTGTTTTGCATGAACTAATTCATGTGCAAGATTCAACATTTGGTCTTCTAGAGTGAATTCTAGTCCATTACTACCACGTGCAATCTCTATAATGACCTCATCACGGTCACCCCAACATAAAGCATAGTGATTATTCTCACATCTAGTTATAACATTTAGTTCTATGGTTATATCCCTACGTAATTTAGGGGAAAGATAGGCAATACAGGACTTCACAAAGGTACGAATTCGACGTTTTTGTGCAATTTGACCATTTATTTGAATGTCAATCAAGGGGTAATGTTCCTTTCTTCTCAGTTGTGTCATATTATATCAAAAAATCTACCTTGTAGTCAAGGCCCTAATCGTCGTATTCAAATACCTCTTCTATTGTATCTTCATCCATTTGTGCGCCACAAAATGGACAATGTTCGATTCCATACTGGTGTGAATCCATTTCATGTTCTACTATGCACTCTGATTTACAGTCGTTGCAGTGTAATCTAATCTTCAACTTTATCTCCTACGATTTCCTTGAAAAAGTTATCATTTGATTTAGCTTTACCATCAATCATTCCGAATGGTAGTGGTCTATCAATATCTTTTTTAAAGAAATCTTCCCCACACGTGTAAATTCTAATCTCTACTAAATCTTTATCAAGTGTTCTTGCAATATGCTCAAGTCTTAAATCTATAGCTGTCTGGCTATGTTTTACATTGAGATATACATGAACTTGTTTCATTAGTCTTCCCAAACGTCTCCGTGTTTTACGAACTCTGCAAGTTTGTCATATCCACCTATGTAAGTCCAAGTATTTTCTGTTTCTCTGACTCTGATTTGTGGAAAGGTTCTTGCAGTTGGAAACTCTTCAAAGAGTTCTTCTCTTGTGAAGTCTGTGTCCAACTGTTTGTAAGTGTATTCTAGTCCTTCTTTCTCACATAAAGCTTTTGCTTTATCACAGAATGGACATTGTGTTTTTCCAAATATTTCTATCATATTAAAATCCCGATATTTTTGTTAAATGTTTATATTCCAAGCATTTGTCACATTCACCACATTGGTTTGGGTAACCTAATGCACATGAATTGACGTATTGTCTTATATCCACTGGTATTGATGACCACTGTTCCATCTTGGTCATTCCACCAAGAGGTGGATAAAGTCTGTAGTTGTGATTCTTGTTCATCAACCTTGCATAGAATTCAAATACTATTTGAAACTCCCATGCACGTGGCACCCATGGCCAATCAGAATAGTGTTTATGGTCATCTGCATAGTTTATCATCCCACTGTTCACACCCCAATAGTATTCTTCTATATGTGGGAACTGAGTCAATGCACTTAAACATGCAATTGACCAATGTCTAGCAGAATGAAAGTATTCTTCTGACCTTTCATCATGGTCATATTTAGGATGCTCATGAGTAATCAAATCTACATCCAACATATCACATATCTGTGTAATATTACTATGTAGTTGATTTGCTGTTGTGATGGGGTTGTCCCATAGTGAATGTAGTGCAATAGGTTTCTTACCTTTCTCTACACACCAGTTTAATAAAGCAGTAGATTCAACCCCACCACTGAACATGACAACACAATCGTGCATTACAACTCAAAGCCTTCAAACGTATCGTCGTCTACGTCCTGTTTTATACCCCCAATTAGATAGGATTCTATTTCCGTCTCTTGTGGTGCATTCTGTAATCCTCTACTGTTGAACCAATGTGATGTCCAAGGTAAAGGGTTGTTTGTTGAAGAGATATCAAACAATGGATTCAGACCCAATGCACGTAATCTTTTGTTTGCTGTGTACTCTACGTATTGTCCAAGTAATGCAGTAGATAGTCCAATCATAGAACCATCCTTAAATAAGAAGTCTGCCCAATCCTTTTCTTGTTGGACTGCATCACGATACATATCATATACTTCCTCTTCACATTCTTTCATGATTTTTAACATCATTTTGTCGTTCTCTTGTTTCTTATAAGCTTTAAGAATGTGTTGTGTGATTGCAAGATGTTGTGCTTCGTCTCTTGCAATAAGAGATATGATTTTTGCACTTCCTTCCATCTGTTTTAACTCACCAAATGCAAAAGAACATGCAAAGGATACGAAGAAACGAACTCCTTCTAAGATGTTAACTGATACCAATGCAAGGTATAATGCTTTCTTAAGCTCGTAATCATCAACTTTAAGACCTAGTAATCTACGTCTTCCTAGTTGTATAAACTTATCATACTTTTCTGTTACCTGTTCTGCTCTAGCTACAATTGCTGGTTCGTCTAGGATTGTGTCAAATATCTCACTAGGGTCACTATAAACATTCTTTATAATATGAGTATAACTTCGTGAATGAATAGTCTCCATGAAATCCCATGTGATAATACAAGACTCAAGTTCAGGCAGGCTCACAAACGGTAAGAATGCTATGGATGGAGCTCTTCCTTGAACTGAGTCGAGTAAAGTTTGATACCTCAAGTTAGAGGTAAAGATGTGTTTCTGTGCGTCAGAAAGTGTTTGGTAATCACCTCTATCTTTCTGTAGGGATACCTCTTCGGGTCTCCAAAAGAATGATAGTTGTGTCTGTGTTAGTTTGTCAAATATAGGATACTTGAATGTGTCAAATCTTTGCGTGTTTAATTCCTCACCGAAGAACATGGACTCTTTTGTAAAATCTACATTTTTTTTGTTAAATACTGTCATTCCTTCACGGCCCTCTTTTTTCTTGTGTCTAATTCAAAATCATCATAATTATTTGCAAAGTTAGCTTTCTTATCTACTACGTTATGATATATGTTTGCAAACTCTTTAAACCTTTTTTTGGTTTTACCTGTTTCTGCATCATTATATACACCAGTTTCAACATTATATGTCTCATCTGCATATCTATGTGGTCTTCCATCAAACGATAGTGCAAAATGGTCTTCCATATCTGTATGCATTTTGTCTATGTTCAACAACTTACTATCTTCATTGAAGAAGTGTAAGAAGATGTGATACGAGTAGTCACCTACTAAGTAATCTCTCCAGTGTATTACATTAGGCCCTTGATATAATAAAACATCACCAGGCTCTAAACTTATTGGAATACCTCTTCTATTTCTATGTGATATCCCTTGAGATATATCATACACTTCATCCATGCAACCCATGTCGACATAGTTATCATCATTCTGTACCCATATCTTCCATGGTGCATTATCATCTGTTTTATAATCTAAACAGATTGTTGCACTTATTTCACATGATGGTCTATCAGTGTGAGCTCTTAGATATGCACCTCTTTCATATTTCCGAGTGTAAGAGTATGTTTCTCTTAACCCCATATCAATTACGTTATCTAATTTTTCCTTTAGCCATCTATGTAGGGAAACTGCCATCGGAGTGCAGTAATTAGCTTTAGATTTTCCTAAAGAATCTTTAGGTGAGTTTTGAGTGATTTCATGTTCTCTTTTGAATATTGCTTCATCCCATGCACCATTGTGTTCAATAGTCTTCCATGTATCTAATGATAAGTTAATAATATCTTTAGGAATGAAATTACGTAAGACAACAAACCTGTCTTTCATTAAGTCCCAAGTTAGTTGATTGGTTCTACCACTTATTCTTAAATGGTTCTCTCCATCCTTATCCATTCTCTCGTCGTCGGGATACGTATATATTACAGTCTTTTCATCATATGGCACAGGCATCGCAATCTTCCTCATCTTCACTTGGTGCAGAATGCATCATTGGTGGTATGTAATCATTAGACGCTGAATTAGGGTCTGTAACTACATCCTCTACTTTACCATCCATTGTGTTTTGGTAATATGATGTCTTCCATCCATACTTGTATGTGTTCAACATGTCTTGAGCCATGACTGATACTGGTACTTCACCCTTGTCATAATTTTCGGGGTTGTAAGACCAGTTACCACTAATCGCTTGGTCAAAGAACTTTTGCATCACTGCAAGTACTTTAATATATCCTTCATTACTAGGCATATCCCATAGTAACGTGTAATTGTTTTTAAGTATACTATACTGTGGAACTACCTGTTTTAGGGTTCCTTTTTTACTTTTCTTGACTGAAAGGTAATCTCTAGGGGGTTCTACTCCATTCGTTGCATTAGAGACCACGCTAGAGGACTCTGAAGGCATCTGTGCAGTAAGAGTTGAGTGTCTTAGACCATGTACTTTGATGCATGTTCTAAGTTTATCCCAGTCACATTGTAACTCATTTGGTGTGATACTGTCAACATCCTTTTTATAGGTATCGATGGGTAATATTCCTTGTGCATACTTAGTTTTATGGAAGTATTCACATGCACCTTTCTCGGATGCAATCTGATTAGATGATTTTAATAACTCGTACTGGAATCTCTCGGTTAGTTCATGTACTAATCTATGTGCTTCGGGGTCATCGTACTTAACCTTATTCTTTGCAAGGAAATGTGCAAGACCAATGTATCCTATTCCTAATGAACGTCTTGCTCTTGTTGATTTCTCAGCTGCAATCACTGGATATTTCTGATAGTCTATTAGTTCTTCTAACCCTCTAACTGCAAGGTCACATAAAGTACTAAGTTCATCAAAGTTCTTTAAGATACCTATGTTAACTGCAGATAGGATGCACAACGCAATCTCACCTTCCCCATCAATATGACTGATAGGGTCGGTGGGTAGTGTTATCTCTTGACATAAGTTACTCATGTTAACCTTGTCGATAAAACTACTATGCGTATTGCAATGGTCTATATTCATAATGTAAATACGGCCAGTCTCTGCTCTTTCTTTTAATAAACTTGTAAATAATTCTCTTGCACCAATCTTCTGTTTAGGAATACTGGTTGCACGTTCATACTTTTCATAGAGTTCATCAAACTCTGGCGTTCCAAACGCCTCGTATAAACCTTTAACATCATGTGGTGAGAATAATGATATATCTTCATTCTTTAAGAATCTCTTATAGAATAGTTCTGATATCTGTATAGAGTAATCTAACTTTCTTACTCTGTTGTCCTCTGTTCCTTTATTGTTTTTAAGTACGAGGATATCTTCGATTTCTTGATGCCAGATTGGGAAATGTACCGTTGCACTTCCACCTCGGACGCCATTTTGTGTGCAACTCCTAACCGTTGCTTCAAATTTCTTAAGAAAAGGGACAACTCCAGTATGTTGAACTTCTCCACCACGTATCTTTGACCCAATTCCTCTAATTCTTCCTGCGTTAATTCCAATTCCAGCTCTTTGTGCAACATATTTTCCGATTGCCATGTCACTCGAAAAGATTGAATCGAGTGTGTCGTCTGAGTCAACCAAGACGCATGATGCAAATTGTCTGAGTGGAGTTCTGACCCCTGCCATGATGGGTGTGGGTATGTTAATTTTAAACTGTGATATGGCATCATAATATCCTTTGACATAACTTAATCTACTCTCTTTATAATCTTTAAATAACGTCATTGCAATCATCATGTACATGAACTGTGGTGTTTCATATAATGTGTTACTTGACCTGTCTTGTACCAAATACTTGTCCACAATTTGTTGTAGACCAGCATATGTAAAGTCTAAATCTCTTTGGTGTCTTATAAACCTATTACACTGATTTATTTCATCTTCAGTATAATAATTAAGAATGTCTTTATCATACACACCGTAATCTATATTTCTATTGATAATATCCAATAGTGGTGGATAGATTTCTGAGTCTTTCCACTTGGTGTTAAAGACCTGTTTCTGTACACCAAATAGTAATAATCTTGCAGCTACAAACTGATAGTTTGGATTGTCCAGTGAAATTAAATCACTTGCACTTTTTACAAGGATTTGTTGTATGTCTTTTGTTGTAATACCATCATAAAATTGTAAACCACTATTCATCTCGACGGATGATTCTGATACACCTGTAATATCTTTACAAGCTTTCTCCATCATTCTATGAATCTTTTCCAAGTCAATGTTCATTTTTGAACCGTCAGACTTGATTACCTTGAACTCTGCATTCATATTTTCTTGTACTCCATAAGTTTTAAGTTTGCCGAAAGACCTTCAAATGTACAAGCATTAATGATATCTATTATTTCACTTTGACTCAATCCACTCATTATCATATCGTTTATATCTTTACAGTTTGCAATACGTCTGTCGTCCCATATGCAAACTTTATATCCTAACTCAATTACTTCCTTAAGCTTCTTGAGTATCTCTTCATTACGAGGTTCATTATCATAAATGATAATTGCATTATCTTTTATACCATCGTCTATTTTCTTAAAGTCACTACCCCCGACTGCAATACTATTGGGTAGGAATAAACTATCTATAGGGCCTTCGGTAACATAGATAGTTTTTGTCTTGTCCACATTTTCTATGTTATAGATGAGTGGAACATCATCTAGGAGCCTCATTGTAAGGTATCGTAATGGTGAGTCATTAATTGCTCTACCCGATACTCCTACGAGTTCCCCATCCTCTTTAAAGAATGGTAATATTATTCTTGGGTCTGTCCCAAGAACTCTGTCTTTATACTTCTCATGAAGAAGACCAAGAGTTTGTGCTGACTCTACAAACCATAGAGTGTCAATCTTGTCTTCGGGAACTTTCCTGTTCTGTAGATATTCTCTTGCAACTTGTTTCTCTCTAGCAGGAAACATAATCGCTGACAAGTCAACTTTAATCATATTTAGTAATTCTGTTTTTGGAGTGAACTTGAATTCATTTGCACTTGGCATCTTATGACCCGAGGCATGTTTTTTAGGTTTCTTACCACTCTCTGTTAACCATTCTTTAATGTACTCTTTATGTAGTACAGGGAAATGGTCTTTGATAAAATTTACACTAGATGTGGATTTACCACAATTGTGACATTTGTATATAAAACTTTGTTCTACAACGAAATGATACCCACGTGCTTTGTGTTTATTCTTTTGAGAATCTCCACAATATAAACACCTGTGATTCAGTGTTGTATCACCCTTCCATTTTGCAAGCTCTAGAGAACCCACACACATAGAAAGATATTTTCTTTCTAACCATAGCATACATTCATTATACATGAATACATGCTAAAATACAAGGTGTTTTTTAAACTAAATTAACCGTCGATTAGAGCTTGAACACGTGCTACTTCTGTGTCCCAAGCTGCTTTTGAAGTGTCATATGATGTCTGAGCAAGAGCTCTTCCATCTGTTCCTTCTGCTGGAGCTCCGTCCATACTTGGTTCTGTTGCTACCAATTCTGCCATAAACTCTGTTAGAGTCATAGAATCTGATATTGCCATTATACTTCTCCGTTATGTTCTGTTGTTGGTTCTTCTACTTGATGTTCTTCATGAGACATTTCTTCTTCCATTTCATGAATAGGAGCCATATAAGCTGCCCAGTCGTTTGACCAATCATCTTCTTCAGTTCTCATCCACTCACCTGCTACTGAGTCGTAACATGCATCTGTATCGATGTTAGTAGACAAGTTATACTCGTCTTCATCCATGTCATTTGGTTGCATCCAACACTGGTAGATACAATCCCAATAAGCATCTTCACCAAACCCTTCTGGGCATGGGTGAGTTGGTGTTTCGGGATGGATATAATCACCTTCACTAGACTCTGTGAATACTACAGAATAGTCCTCGACATTTTCTTCTTCGTGTGGTATATTACCAAGTGTATGTTCAATATCTAACAACATTCCACGAATGTCGTATAGTAAGTGTTCGATTTTTAGACGAGGGTCTAAGTATTTGTCTGACATGATTTCTCCTAGAAATATTTATAATTGTATTTAGTCTTTTTGAAGTTTCTTCACTCTCTTTTTTGGTACTTGAAGCACAATTCTTTGTGTTTCTCTTAACTTTTTAGTATGTCCTTTTCCTTGTATCAATCCTAATGATGTAACCAATAATAGAATTGCCAGCGGGTCAAATACAAAAATCAGCATGTAAATTACCCATCGAACCGCGTTGTCAAGGTACTTGACAGAATCCTCTTGTCCGTATATTACCTCTGCAATATACTTGATTGGGCCCACTTCACGTTCTAAATTGAGGATAATTTGTTTACTCTCAAACATCTCGTCTTTGTATTCATCTATTATATCATAGGACTCATCAATCAACAAGTTGAATTCATCGGTCTTTGCAATTATCTCATTTGAATCACCTGTAGATGATTGTTGTAATCTCTTTATCTCTACATTTGCATCATCAATAGTCTTCTGTGCTTGAGCTCTATAACGGTCAATGTTACTCTGTTGTTCTGCAATGTCATCTCTTATCTGTTCTCTTTGAGTTGATTGTTGGTCAAACAACGTATTTGCCTGTTGAACATAGTCTATAACTTCTAACTCATCCTGTGTAAATACTCCCCCTTCTGAGGTAGTAATAGTCTCAATCCCTTTCTCTCTAAGATTGCTTACAGCCGTGTCTAGTGCAGTCACAGAACCCCTTAGAGATGTTATTTGACCCTTTGCATAGTCTATATCCCCTTGAACTCTGTCCCATGCACCATCTCTAATAGTTTCTTGTTGTTTGATAGACTCTGATACATCTATCTTTGCACCCCCAAGATTGTCTATCCTGTCTTGATAGGTTTGTATCTTGTTCTCTTCCCTTGCAATCTGATTCTCGATTCTATCAACAATAGATTGTGCTTGTGCAGTATCCCCTGTTTGTTCTGAATGTGCTTTTGATAGGTATCCAAATATACCCAGTGATGTAATTAACATGAGAACGAATACTGAAAATACAAGATAGTATTTCATGTAATTGAGTTTTTCCCATGCAAGATGTAGATAAGCTGCAGTTACGACTTTACCAAATTCTAAAGCACCTGCCATAATTACAACACCCATGAAGGCACCAGCAAATATTGTTGCAAGACCTAACACTGAGAAATATGCAGCTATTGATGCAATTCCTAGGGACGTAATTACCGCGAGGTAATTCAAAAATCTGTTCATAATCTATCTCTTGATGTTTCTACGCAAGAGAGTATATAAAGCATTTGGTTCATACTTTTTATTTCTTTTATATCTCTTCTTGAAACCAATACTACTTGCATCGGTTGAAACAGCTGCACCAGTGGCATTCATAGGTGCATCTTCTTTTAATTTTCCGAAGTTCATGAATTCCATGAGTTCGGATGCAAGTTTTACTCCTGCTTCATAATCTGAAGGATAGTGTAATCCTGCTATAACTCTACCAAACCCACTAATCTTTGCACCGTTCATTAATCCAGCACGGTGTTGTGGGTATAATCTACTATAATACTCTGCAACTACAAATGGTTGGACTGTATGTCCACTTGGGTATGAAGGTGTCTTTGCAGTATCGGTTACATATCTTTCAAAATCCATACCTAATTCTTCTGCAACTTGATATGGTCTTGCACGATTGAAGTGATTCTTATGATGTTTGATTATAGGCTTACACTGGTCTTCAAGATACTCTACATCATCTACATCATAATCTAAGTCCTCTTTATTCATATATTCTTTGATATAATAAGTTGAATCTTCATCACATTTAAGATATTCTTCTTTTTGTTCTTCTGTTGCACCTGTAACGTGTTTCTGTATTTCTTGCAATTCTTTAACAACTGCATTACCTTTAGGAAACTGTCCTAACATTATAGTCTCCCAACCTTCACTCCATATCTCTAGGTTTTTGTACTTTGCTTTTTTAAGTTCTTCTTGTGGTTTGAAGACCATATGGTCTATGTCTTCATCTAGAAAAACTGAGAGGTGTTTATTAGTATACGTCATCTTCTGTTACCAAGACTCTATCTTCGTTGATATAACCAATGTAAACATCTATTCCAAATACTTTAGAATGATGTTCCATGATTGAAATTTCTGATTTGTGTGGATATTCTATATCTAACTGTTCTAATCTTCTACGTAAGTGATACACTCCACCAGCCTGTAATTTACCGACTGACATAGATTCTTCTAGAACCTCTGCATCTACCTTACCCAGTTCTTTTAGATGTCTATAGAACTTCTCACATAGTTCTTCCATTTGGTCTTCTTCTAACTCATTCTGTTCCTTCAACATAAGAAGTGCAACAGCATAAGATGCAAATTGTGATTTACCAAATGGTACCTTGTTTATTATTTTCTTTAGATTGAATACTACACGATGTAGAGGTGTCAAGGAAGCTTTCTCTGCAGAAGTTTCGGGTTTGTTGTCAACCATCTTTCCGTCAACATCTATCTTTTTAATTCTAGTTCCTTTGTTGTCGATAAACCCAAATTTATATGCCTGCATCTTCTCCCAAGGTGTTGTCAACATCTTGAGCATTCTAAAGACTATTAAAGTATCTACTATTCTCATATATCTATTTAGGTGTTTTGAGCAGTGGAGCTCCCAAACCGATTCGAACGGTTGACCTACTGATTACAAATCAGTTGCTCTACCAGCTGAGCTATGGGAGCTTACAATTCTCTCAATCTTTGTGCAACCACATCGTCAATTGGTAATTCGGGTTCGAAGTCCTGTGTGATGTAATCTAGGTATAGTAGTAAGGTTTTGATTGAAGACCAATATCTATCTTCTTTTATTTTGAATTTCAACATTCTCATACATGGTTCGTATCCAAATACATTGAATAGACATATAAGATGATTGAGTAACAGGCGTTCTCTTAGTTCACCACTCTCATGGTATCTGAATAGTAATCTTTTAAGATATCTGAATCTACGTAAATCCTCTTGGAAGTCTTCCATGTCCTCACATTGAGGGTCATCATAGTGCTTCATAGCATATGCAGAAAAGTTTTTTGCTGTTAGTTTGTCAAAAAGACTCATAATATAATTTTAAATAGTGGTCTACCATGGTATTTAGTAGACCTCTAAGGAAGGTTTTAGACCAATGAACCGTATACTTTGTAACTGTTGTTCATTAACCTTTCGTATTTCACATTAAGTGAAACTAGTTTTTCTTCTTTTTCGAACTCATCATGTGGTGTATCCACTGATTTTCCAAATGTTTCACCATATCTTGAGAAAGAAAGGTCAAACTCTCCACTTTCGTTGAACTCAACATCATCATGTTTCATCATTGCAAGTCCAAGTTGTTCGAGTTTTGCCTTCATTTGTTCGACTGCAGCTTGTGGGTTCATGTATTCTGAACTTGCTGTATGTCCTAAGACAGCATTGATTTTAGCCTTAACTTCTGCATCATCAATGTCGTGTGGTATTTCTGTTGAAGAAAGTCCACCAACTTGTTTTGTTTCTGTTATGAATTGACTGAATTTTTTCATAATTTTTTTCCTATTGTGCGTCGTAGTAATTTTTATTTAGTTCACCACGAACTATTGTTTCACCGACTTTTCTACATTTAATGTAGACTCTTTCTGTATTACCACCAATCGATGTAAATGTTCTAATACCGTTTGTTACAGTTCCGTTGGATTCGGAGTATGTTTCTGCATCTGATTTAGTTGCAGCGTTATCATACTCCCAAATTCCACCCGAACCTGTGACTGCTACGTACGCCATTACTTAACTTATGCTACTGCAGTAAGTGTACCAGCTGCAGTTCCAATACCTGCTATTGAGGTAATTGTTGATACAGTTGAAGTACCTTTGTCTTTAATGGTTCCACTGTTTAGTGATACTGGGTTTGCACCAAAACTTAGTACATCATCAGCTGCAATCGCTGCATTCGCTGCACCGTATGTAATTGTGAATGTAAGTTCATTAGTACCTGTTCCACTTGCATATGATAATACATGTGGGCCTCTTCCACTTCCACTACCTTGGTTACCGTTAGTAACTGATAGTTGAGGTGTTCCAGTAACGTCTACTGCTTCGTTAAATATAACTTTTGCAGATAGAGTTCCACCAGCAGAAACGTCCCATCCAGTTGAAACCCAATCGATATCAGTGATATCAGCTGCTCCAAGAGCAGTTGTAAGTGCAGAACTAGACCATGCGACTAATACTTCAGTCAATGTTCTTGAACCCACTACTTTTTTTAATTCCCAACCATATGGTTTAGCTTGAGTATTTGTTTTGTCGGCTGCAGATAACCAGTTAGGTTTTGATTCTGAACCACTTGTATGTCCCCAAAGTGCCATTTTATTTCTCCGTTATAGATTTATTTAGCGACTCTTAATATTGTATCAAAAGTCTTTTTAAAAGATTTTATATCTTTTTGTAAAAGTCGTGAGTATTTATCTCTTAAGGCGGGCTTAACAGACATTAATGCCTGATAAACTTTGGCTGCATCTTGATGCTTTACCTTCAACTTTTTCATATCATCCGTTCTTACTTCCGTATCTCGTTTAGTATCAATCATTTTTGATAACTGAACAAGAACGTTTGCATCGGGTCTTAATTGCATTCCCTTTGCTTTTGAGTTAAAAGCATCGATTGCTCTATCGATAACCTCATCCTCTTGTGCTTCTGAATACTTTCCACCAGCCATTGTACTGATTTTCTGTATCATCGCACGCAATTCTTTCTCTGATTTTGCCTTTGATACTGCACGTGCAATCTTCTTATTGCCACCGTCACTCATCATTGCAAAATCTGAAGCCTTCTCCATTACGGCATTGGTCTTCTTTGCAGCGTCTTTTACGTATCCTAACTTCTTAAGTTTCTCCTTAAAAAGTTTGTATCTCGCATCACCTTTGACGCTCATTTACTTCTCGTCAAAGTGTGTAATTGTTGAAGGGTCACCATATGATGATTTACCTCTTGCAACTGCATCAAAGTCTCTGAGTTTCTTCTTAGTTCCACTCATAACGATTACTGTATCTTTCTTACCTTTATCCATAGTAATCTTTAAACCCATCATTTTTGCAGAACGAATAAATTTTTGTTCTTCGGGTTTCTGCATTCCTTTAACTCTGTAAGTAATCATCTCTTCTGAAATAGTATCTCCTTCCATGTTGTCACCCATTTTCTGCATCATTCTTTGTGCAAGGTCGACAAGTGTAGAGATATTTGACTTCTCCATTTTCTTTTTGTTTTGGTCGTTTACTTTACTGTAGATTTGTGTAATCATTGATGCAGTAAACATATCAATCATTATACCACCAACTTTAGCTGCACCTTTAGTGTCAACAATCTTTTGAACATCTGGCATAAGGTTTTTACCTTCTGAGATTGTTTCTTCACCTTTAAGTAATTTACCTGTTTGAAGTGTTCCGATAAGTGTAACGACTTTATCTCTTGCATCTAAAATTGATTTATAAGTATCGTTGTGTTTTGTATCTTTGAGTTCTTTATCACCCATTCCAGTGATTTTTTGATAACCTTTTAATACGCTTTGCATATCTTTAGAAAGTTTTTGTACTGCTTTAATTTCTTTATCAGTTGTTTCTGATACTTCTTCTTTCTTATTCTTAAGAGACTTACCTTCTTTTAATCCTTTTAGATTACCACGGTATTTGATTTTATCTTTACCTTCTTCTACTTCGTCTTCTTTAACTACTGCTTGACTCCAACCACCACCGTGGTCTTCTGCAGTCTTTAGTTTACTTAATGCAACATATAAAGGTTGTAAGTCTACACCCCTGTCATAGTCATCTGTTTTACTATAAGTTTTGTCAATCATAAGACCAACTTTGTATGCACTTGAACCTTCCATTGGTGTTGAGTAAACTGGTTTCTGTTTGATTTTGTTCTTCTTACAGTAT